TTCAGTCCAAGGCTCACTTGGTCTATCTTTCAAATATGGACAAAATTTATTATATTGTCTATGTTTTTTACAAAAATCATCTTTAACAAATGGAATGCCACACGAGTTTCCAAAACGCCCAATAAAACCCATTTTTTTAGCTAATTCGGAATCACATACAATACCATCGACGGCTCCATGTGGAGAGAATGGTTTTGGCCTACTTGGGTCAGACATATATTCACGAGCATCTAAATCATAATGCGAACAAACTGTTCTTGAACATGGATTATCATCTTTTAATAAATATACATCATGATGGTCTGATATAATTTGTTTGGCTATTTCAATATCTATTTTGCCTTTATTTTCGTCCATAAGGTCTCCTAAACGAACCATTCGCGCACCTTGATGTCTTCTAATGTCATAAAAACCCGAATTTTGGACTTCCAAATTTCTAATACGTTCATCATAAGGAGCATTAAAACCTATAAAGAAACCATTTTTGGTTCTCTCTATATTATGATATTTTAATCCCAACTCAATTCTTAAAATTTCGTTTGAATTGGTGTCGCCGAATAACCAAGAGTTCGCATAATCTCCCGAATTTTCCTTTAAAAGTATTTTACAATAATCATCCAATGTGTCACCATACTGCATCGCTTGACGAATTCTATAACCAATTGGATAACGTTTTTCATAAGGTAAAAACCCACCTATCGTAGTTTCTGTTCCAATTATGCCTTTTGAGGTTACAAAAAAATCTGTACCACTCCAAATCCAACACGGAGATGTCTGCATAATAAAACTATGACCTTTTTCAGGATTTAAATCTAAAATTATATTGCTAAATTGCCCGTCAACAAAATCACAAAAAGAATTGTGAGCACATACAATTTTACCATTTTCTGTCCAATCCCCTACCGCCATAAAAGCACTACATCTATCTTTTGCTCCACCTTCCTTCCCAACACGGGAATCAGATTTCATTGAATGCCAATAAGGGATCGAACAATAAAAATTCCAAGCAATTATTTCATCTATTGTAGTTTTACAACCATTTTTTTTACACCCTTCAACAATTCCCTCCATTTCTTCATATAATTCTTGAAAATTCACTTTTGTCATTTCCTTAAAATCTCTTGATATCTCATCTATAAAATATTCCCATTCCATTCCGTATGATTCTACCATCAAGAATTTTAATGTTTTTTGAATTTCTTTAAATTCGTCTGCACATAAATAACCATAAGCATAACCTCTTTCTGAAGGATTTCCTTTAACTGATATATACTTCCATCCATTTTTATTATAAGAAGAACCGTTTTTTATTTGTTTTGACATTATATACATTAAAATTATATTTTATTATACATTATTTTATTACTAAAAATAAAATAATATAAAAATAAATAATTACATATTCAACATAAGAATCCCAATCATTACAAATAAAAGAATCCAAGGAAGAAGAACAAGCAACCATGAAAGATTTGTATGACCGTCTTTTCATATTAAATTTAGAACATATGTCCAGAATAAAACATATAAAAGTTTCACTATAAATACTACAGTTGTATTTGGTACTCGACAAGAAAACGAACCCACATTATAACTATTATGGTTTCCTACATTTTGTAATAAAACCATAAACAAAGCCATTATAGATATAATAAAATAAACCATCGCAGGAGTACATAATTCTTTTAATGTTTTTTCAAAATTAGGCATTATGAATTATAATTAGAAAAAAATTAAATATACGCAGCTTTCAAAGCATTTAGATTAGAACCATTATGCAGTTGATCTTTCCACGGCATAGGGTTTACCGGACTTGAATATCCAGATAACGTATTGTAAGCACTGCCCACACCAAAATTAAATTGTCTTCCTAAATTAAGAAGATCTTGACCTAAAAAGTTGGATAAAGTTCCTCCACGTTGTTTTTTGGTGCGTTTTTTGTTACCACCTATCATTTGTCTTGTAGGGTCCTTATTGTAAGTGTTCAGTTCTAAATAATTACCGTCTCCTTTGACACCAGGCCAACCGCCAATGTTAGGTGTCCAAGGATCACCTACAATTCCATTAGGATAAGACGCACCATTGCCTCCTTTCATTTTAACGCTTTTTTTTGATTTACAATGACTACATTTACAATGCAAACGATGTCTCACGCCTTTAATCATAAAACCTTTTTTGTTTCCACCACCATTCATTGAACCACATCCACATCCACCTCCTTGAGGTTGTGAATTTAAAAAATTAAACCCACCACTAGGCGGACCTACATTAGGATACGCACTTTTGTCACAAGACCCTCCTTTTCCGGTGTAAGCTAAATAAGGATTTGGAACTGTGTGAATATTATTGGCAGGATATGCTAAATTTACATCAGCTGCCGAAATAGAACTACCGCCTAAATGTTTATTTTTACGTGTTTTTTTAGAACATCCTTTCATTTTATAAAGTTTCTGGTGTTTGCTTTTGGCCATGATTATAATATATATCAAGAAATTATTCAATATCAACGTGTGTTAAGAAATGTCTTCTACAACACATTTTATTCATATTTAAATCATCTAATACTTCACCCTCGGGCGTCTTGTCCACAAATTCTTTTGTTAAATAAAGAACCTTGTCAACATCAATTGATTCACCATTTCCTCTTTTTGCTAATTTCTTCTTACGAACTTGTTCAACGTAATATCTATATTTATTGGCAATAACCATACCACAAGTAAAACATTTAACAGGAATTATCATATCTTATAAGTTGTTATATTATTCTTATATTATTTTCATTCTTAAATCAATTTTATTTTTAATTCAATAAACTAAAAATAAATTCACCCTTATTTAACAAAGATAATTTAATTAATTGGGACATTTATTACCATAACAGTCCCCCTTAAAATAATAATAATCTAATTCTTTTGATTTTCCTTTTGAATTTGTATTGAATGTTGGCCCGTCTATATTTCCAGCAGTGCATTTTTTATCGCTCGTCCAAACACAACACGATGTATCGTTACAGTTACCATTTGTTAGTCTCCCACATAATTTTTCAAGAGAACCACTCGTCCCTTTATTCGCATCGCAAAAAGCTTGGCTTTTACTCATTGGGATTGATTTAGATAACATCTCCAATCCTTCAAATCCTGTTTTTTGTTCGTTTAAATTTAACATTATAAAATTTATGAATGATAATAAAGATATAATTAAAAAAACAAAAATTAAAACCTTCAGAATATATCTCAATTTCATATTTATATATTACAAGTAAATATTTTATACATATAATTTATAATGGGAAAAACAAGCAAAAAAAATATTCTTAAGTATTCTGAGAAAACTTCAAAAAAGGCGTTGTCATCAGTAAACAAAGGATTGAAAAAGGTGGGTAAAACATCTAAATATCTAGCAAAAGAAGCTGTTCCTGTTGTAGAAAAGGGTGTATCAGAAGTTTATGGAACAATGGCCACTGGTTTTGATTTAGGAGTAAAAGGCATTAAAAAGGTTTCTAAGAGTATGTCAAATAAAAAACATAAACGAAAAGTTAAAGGCAAAACACGTCGTCGTAGAAAACATTAAATGATAGAACGAATATTATTTTATTATATTTTATTACTTTAATATAATAACATGGGAGGAAATATGTCGACACCAACTGCTACTGAGGCACCAAAACCTAAGGCACCACCTGAGGCACCAACTGCTACTGAGGCACCAATTGCTACTGAGGCACCAATTGCTGCTGCTGTGCAAACTACTAATAAACCACAAAATAGTAGTAAACCATTAACTAATAATGCGGCACCAAAACCTAACAAGTTTAAGAACATGTTTAACAAGAAAGATTTAAAAGAAACATTTACAACAGATTATGGAACAAGTGTAAATATGATATCATTTATAGGTTCAGTTTATTCCAGATTAGCTTATATGAACGAACATCAATTTTTAGGACATTACACAAAAATTTTTGGACCAATTATACCTTACGAACTTATGGAAAATATGAATGACACAATTAAAACGGGAACGCAAAATATATTAAATGATGAAAAAATGTTTTCTCTAAAAAAAGGAGGAAATAAATTTGGTTTAGACACATATGAAACAACAAATGGGACCAGTTTGCAATTTTTACCTTGGGCACAGAAAATAAATCAGGTAAACGGCGAACAACGCATTGACGCTAAAACATCAAACTGTGATATTGAAACAACAACCACGCAAAATAATAATTTAGTATTTGCGACCATTGCTACATCTAATTATGGAACTACTTATGTAGTAGGAGATACACGAATGCCAAATATAGTTAATGTTATATTTAGAGGCACTAGTGATGCTAAATCTGCCGGCTCATACTCAAAAGCATCATCCTTAACCGCAATGTGGACTGGAAATATTATAGGTGGTCTTGAAAAAGAAGAAGACAAGGAAAAATTCCTGTACGGAATTTATAAAATATTAATTGAAACAACACATTCTTTAGTAGAAGCAATTAATTACGTATCTAATAAAATAAACCCAACAGCGGATAATGGTTCTGTAAATGTTATTACGACCGGACACTCTTTGGGTGGTGGGTTAGCAACTATATTCGCATACGTGTATGTAGCTCACATAAGTAACCAAAAAAACTTTACAGATTTATATCCATCATTAAACGTAAATATCGGTTGTTTTACTTATGGTTCTCCAAGAGTGCTTAGCAAAGACCTTGCAACACACTTTTGTGAGTTAACTACAAATAACAAAAATAACTTTTTAAATTACCAACACAATGAGTCTTACAAAAATTTTATTAGTTCGATTAATAGTGTAATCCTAGGCAGAATTACTTATTTAAGAATAGTTATGCATAACGACCCCGTCACTGCTGTCCCAAAAGTTGGTTATTCACATCCATGTTCTGATTTAGGGATTGAAATGCGACAGGCTACAAATGTGGATTGTCTTGTACAAGTAGGTAATAGTTTTTCAAACCGTTGTCGCGGCACACGTTTAGCAATGACATACGACTTTGATTTACCGTTAAATTGTGTAAATACAAAAGAAGATAGAAAAAATGGTCCAAAGGGACCGTTGCTCGCAAAAATGCCTATGGGTTATCACACTGAATATCTTGGAATTTCATATATAGGAGGCATTTCATTAGGAAATGTGTTTGGTAAAAATATTAAACGTGTTCAGGAATCAATTAATGAGAGAAAAAAAGGAGATACTGTTTGTCGCATATTAATATACCCATCTAAAAATGATTACAGTAAAGCATCTGTTGGATTTTATGATTTGTCAATATATAGGTCTAAAAGTAACGTCGCAAGTTTAAATACTCGTGACATTGACATTGAAAAGATTGAATCCAACGAAAAATCACTTGATGACGGGATAACAAAAGAACAAGATATTAATAAAAACCAAAACACATCCTCTACTATATTTAAAAACATGACAGGCATTTCTAAAATAATGGTTGAAGTTCCGGAAGACATTATGATAACAAATGATGCGTTTAAAGAAATTGTTAATAGTTCGGGAATTTACGACATTATTAATGACCTTACTCCCCCGCTAGACGGAGCTTTAATTGTTATAACAGGCAATTCAAAAGCAATGTCATTTGAGGGAACAAAGGGTGGCAAAAAAAGTCGTCGTAAACGAAAAACTAAAAAACTACGAAAAACTAAAAAACTACGAAAAAAACACACACAATATAGCCGTCGCAGAAAATAAATAATTGAAAATAGGGAACTATTATTTTATTTTGTTCGAACGAATATTACATATTACTATTTAGAAACAATTTGTTATAATTAAGTTTAATCAAAAAAATTTTACTTTATTGTTTCTCTGTTTTTATCATTTCCTAATTTGGTGCATTCGTTGATTAAATGACCATGCTTTTTACAATAAACACAAGAGTGTTCAGAGATATAATAGCAATCTTTATGTGTATGATTCTTCCAAGATTTTCCTAACCGGCGACAGTGTACGCATCCATTATTAGATGTTTGTTTATTCATAATAATATATGATATATGGAAAGCTTATTATAATTAATATTGAATACACTATTTTTTTTGTTTCAATTTTTTATTTCAATTTTTTATTAAAAAATAATTTATATGTATATGTATATGCCTGATTATAGTGGTTTTTTGACAAATTTTTCTGGTTCGCAAAATACATCAACCGATTTAATGTCTAACTTTACTACCAATTCGTATGGAGGGTACATGTATATAGGAAACATATTATTGCAATTTACGACTAATGAGCAGAGTAACTGGCCTGCAACCACAGGTACTGGTACTAATCACGGCGTAGATATCACGTTTCCTGTTGCTTTTGCACAAGTTCCGTTTACAGTTCAATTAACTCCTAGCACTAACAACGCGGTAATGAGTGTTATTAACATGACTACGACAGGGTTTACGGCTGTAGCTGGACAAAACTCATCGTATTTTACTTGGTTG